CTTCCCATCCCAAGGGTAAAAAGTTTGGTTCCGTTTTTATTGGAACGATAGATTTTGTACAGCGATCTCAGAAACGTAGTCACCTGCGTTGCCTAAAGAACTTGCTGTATTTGTTAATTCAACATATCCATAACGTGTCATGAAACCAACTACTGGCTCAAACGTTTGTGGATCTAGAACAACACCACTGCTCATCAATGGAACATATGGGCAATAGAATGCTGCTGCGTCAGCTTCGCTGGAACCTTTGTATCCAACTAAAACTGGCTTTTGGTCGTCAGCATAGCTGTCAACGAAAATACGCATTGCGCCATTCAATGTACCAACAAACTTAGTGTTTGTAGGTGCTTCAAATGTACCTTCTGTAGTACGAGCAAAAGCACTAGTTGTAGCAGACTGTAGCACAGTTAGTGCAGCAGATGAAACAACAGCCCAGTTTGCAGCGCCACGACGTGTACGTTGTGCAATTGAGTTAGCTGCGCGGTTAATTAAAACAGCTAGAGCAGCATGCTCGTCACCAACGAATGTTGCGGTTCCAGATACAGCGGCCTGATTGTAATAGAATTCAGTTGCGGCTAGTGAGCGCAATGATGCTAAAACTTCCTGGTCAATTTCAACTGTAATTTCTTGTGCTAGAGCAGCCATGATTTCTGCTTCAACATCCAAACCGTGCATAGCTTGTGCGTCTTGAGCAGCTTCAAATGTCCAACGAGCAGATAGCTTACGAGTACGAGCCTCAACTACTTGCTTCAAGATTTGAACATTGATACGATTTCCTGGTACACCTTCTAATGCACTTGTTGAATATGCTCTTGATGTTGCTGGGTTACCAGAATATGCTGTAGCAATTTTGAATGGGCTTAGTGCTTCGTCACCAACGCTAGCGCCATCGTTTCCTGCGGAAACATTATCAGCATAACGAACACGTAAAGTGTGGATCTGTGCAACAGGTCCGGTCATTGGTTGTACACCAACAATTTCGTTAGCAATAACGGTAGGCATTACACGACGAATAACTGGAAGAATTACACGGTTAAGTGTAGACATATTTCCAGATGTTGTTGCACCGGTGCTTGCTGTCTCAGCTAGATTTCTGCGAGTATTTTCTAGGATAATACTCATTGTTGTGCGGCGTGATCCTTGTAGACCTTCTAGCAGGGCATCTTTAGTTTCGCCCCAACGGCCTTCTAATAGTTCTTGTGTCATTTTCTTTCCTTTAAGGTTTAACTATATTATTTTAACCCTGCTAATCGACGTAACTCAACAACATTAGTGTTGGATTGAGTTGTCACTTTAGCAGTCTTATCTCCAGTTACTGCAACATGTCCTTCATTTAGAGTAGTCGTAGACTTCTCTTTTGTAGAACTTGATGTTAGTACTGCTGGAAGATACTTATCAAATGCCGACTTTAATTTATCAGTCTGCACGTTTTCAAGAAGTTCGCGCATTACCACTTGCTTCTCGCGGGTAAGAGTACCCAATAATCCAGAAATTACTTCCTTACGATTAATACTCTCAGTAATCACGCGAATTTCGCGATCTTTCGATTCAACAAGCTGACGTGTATCAACTGCGGCTTTAGAAGCCTCATTGATTTGTGCTTGTTGTTGATTAATAACTTGTTTTAGTTTTTGCAATTCGCGATTTTCATTAAGATGAGTCAATGAAAATTCACCAGCAAAAGCTTCGAATATACGACGGCCAAACATGTTCTCACGAGCAAGTTGAATGTCTTCTTTGAGTTGTGATAGTTCAGCACCTAGTTTTGTAGTCACTGATTCTTTAACAAGTTGTGCGCTGCTAGCAATGAAACGTTTTTGTAATTCGCTAATTTTTTCTCTAGCTTCTGCAACTAGTTTAACTTTAGTTTCAATTACGGCTTGTTTGTCTTGCGCAAATTCTCTAATTTCTCCCGCCAATGAGCGAACAATGAATTGTTCTAGACGACGATAGTTTTCAGTTTGAATTTTGCGGTCTTTGTGCAACTCTTTAATTTCTTCAGCTAGTTTAGTAGCCATGAAATTATTGAATCTGCCAGCACTTTCCATCATGTGGTTTTTAACACGCACACGATCTTCTACTACAGCTTGTTTTTCGCCAACAAATTCTTCAATTTCTTTAGCGAGACTTTCAGTAACCATTTTGTCTAGGGCTTCTACCATTACTTGTTTGTCATGATTGTAGCGACTAGCCATTTCTTCGCGCAATTCGGCGCGAATACTTTCACGAGCTTCATTTAACTTGGTTTCCCAAGCTTCACTGATAGCTGTACGAGTTTCCTCGTTAACAATGCCACTATCTAATAATGGTTTGATAGCATCAAACATAATAGCTTTCTCCTATAATTTTAAGTCATTGATCAAGCGAGTTACCTGCTCTTTCAAATACTTTTGCACTTTTTTGTCGCCCTGAGCATCACGAGCTATTTCTAGCGCCTTGTGCCCATGTTTCATATTAAACAAACCTTCATAGATGGCTGTTGGATATGCATGTGGCGCACTAGGTTGTGCTACAATGTCAACTGTGACTATCTCGAATTCACTGACGTGCCCAGTGCCTTCGCTGACGTTACCGCTACCGCGGCTTGAAACACCTAATTTAACACCACTTTCTAACATGGTTCGGACTAACTGTCCCATAGGTGTTGGTAGAATCTTTAACTTGCCGCAGCCTGCAGGACCATCCATCCACATTTGTTCAAT